TATGAACTTTGCCAAAGTGGTTTTTCCTATTCCACTTGGCCCTACAAACATAATTCTTTTCATGATAACAAATCTTTAAATGGTTTTATAAATTCATTTGTCAAGAATGATGCTAAAGAGTATTCGATACAAATAGCTTTGAACTTTTCGTATTTGAACTTTTTCTTTGTTTTGATGGGTAACTTATCGAGAGGATTATGTCCCACAAAGTAGAATAGGTCAATTAATTGCCTATTTCTTTCCCATATTTCTAAGTACTTTTCTCGATTATTCTCATCCTCTAAGAACTTATGAATAGTACCTTCATCAAGTATCTTCCTTGCTTTTACTGGTCCAATACCTGGGAACCCCGGAATATCATCGGATGTATCACCCACCATTGCAAGGTATGATACAGTTTCATGTGAATGATAACCGAAAAGTTTTTTGCAATTCTCCATCCGAATCATCTCATCCTTTCTCGGATTATATATCCTTAGGTTATTTGATAACAGTTGATTAAAATCCTTGTCTGAGGATATTAATATCATTTTCTCAGATTGGAATTTTTTAATTGCAAGGTATGCTAAGAAATCATCACCTTCATATACTGTGGATTTCTTTCTATCGAATATATAATTAATTCTTAGCATACCCAGTATTTTCATTATCACTGCCTTTTGTTTTTGCAATGACTCATAATCTACTGAGATATTTTTTCTATGACCCTTATAATTAGGTAGTAACTCCATCCTTACCGGAGAATGCCCATTATCAAAGGATATATAAACATCATCAGGTTCAAACCTTGTAAGGTACATATGTAGTGATTTAAAAAATCCGAATATTGCTCCACTTGGTTTACCATCTGTAGATTTAAGTTTCTCGAACTTGTGAAAAGATTGATGGAGAATATTCTCTCCATCAATCAATAATATTGTTTTCTTACTCATCTTCTTCCTCCTCTTCATCTGAGTCTGCATAATTTTCGTATTCTACACCATCAACCGGGAAGAGATTAGTTTCTATCTTCTCCAGTTGTTTTTTAGTAGTACCTATGGTATTTACTCCGGCTTTCCGTAAAAGTTTTCTACGAAGTTCATCATCCTCTTCCAAAAGCTTTTGGAATTTCTCCTCTCCTCTTGCAAGGGTTTTACCTTTTAGTTTGTACCCACCCGATGTTTTTTCTATTACATCAGTATCTACAAGTACATCCTCTAAAGCATAGCATCTATCAAATCCAACCTCATGGAATTTAGGATTGAAGTATACTGGGCATTTGCTAATTGTAGGGCGTGGAGGAGCAACCTTGTTTTTAATAAGTCTGATTGTGACAAGCTTACCAGCTTTCCTTTCTTTTCCATTTTGTTTGATTGTAACAGACCTTCCTGAATAGAAAGCAGCTCGGATTGAAGCATAGAACTTAAGTGCAGCACCTCCAGTAGTTGTTGTATTATCTTTACCAAACCCAACATTCAAGGCAGTTCTTAATTGGTTAATATAAATCTGTGATACTCCGAGTTTGTAAAATAACTCACTTCTAATACGGAAGTATTTATATAAAGCCTTTGCCCTGCCTCCCATCTCAGCTTTACCATCAACCATTTTAGCATCTATATTGTCTGTACAGTCAGTAGCTGCAATGGAATCGATTACTAAGAGTATTGGCTCATTGTGAGTTAATTGAGAACGTAGATATATTGCTAAGTCTGCTACTACGTCTGCAATATATTCAATACGAGTATCATTAACAATAGTTACCTTTGCTGGGTCTACCCCATTAATCTCTGCCCAGGAGTTCATCCATGATTGTTCTGCATCTACCCATATTACATGACCTCCAAGTTGTTGAGTAGCATAAGCAAAGTTATAAGCTACCAAGGATTTACCCGAAGATTCTTCCCCTGCAATTTCTACTGACTTACCATAGGGGATTCCTTTACCGAATAAGTAATTCAAAGCAAAGAATGTTGAGGGTATATATAAATCAGTATCAGTAACTTCTGAAGCTAATTTTATCATACTCCCATATTTCTTTGCCATCTCATTTGCTGTTGGTACTTTTAAACCAACCTTAGATTTCTTTGCCATATTAAACTCCTTTTGATTTTAAAATGTTCATTGCATGATTCAATACATTTTTCTCTTCATCCGTAAACTCCATGAGACTGCCCTTATCGAACACATATTCTACTAGATGATATCCCATGAATGGTACTTCTGATTGGTTACCATTTGGTAATTTTACTCTAGTATACATCCATGAAAATATCATCTCTGCCATAAGAGGATCTACCAATTTTAATACTATAACTGGGTGTTCACAAACCTTATTAGATTGGATTATACCTGCTTCCTTATATATCTGCTTAATCCTTTCCGAAAAAGCTCTTACCTTTGCATAATCAAATTCTGGTCCAATATTATTAATTTTACAAAACTCCCTTATAATCTTTGACTTATCTTCATCTGATAAGCTTGCCCAATATTCTTTTGATACCATAATGTAATGTATTTAAACTAAAGAAGGTGATAACAGAACGAATCTAATTACCACCTTCTAATGAAACCATATTTACTAACCCTTAAATGTCCGACTTATATTTTTTCTTCTTTGGCTTTTCATCCATATAATGATCTTTGTGAATACCTTTCTTCTTTTTCTTCTTTGGCTTTTCATCCTCATCATCTTCACCATGGTCTTCATTCAGGTACTTAGCCAATAACTCTTCCAACTCTTCGTAGGATTTGATTTGAGAACGAACTATACCTTCTAGGTCTACATTACCTTGGTATTTCTTATCCAGCTTAGTTGGTTTACAAGCACGAGCAGAATAGGTAGTATCAAGCTTACCAGAACCAGAACGAATAATTTTGATATCATATCCTGTTCTTGGATCTGTCATATCACCAGCTTCATCCTCGTCAAGGTATAAATCGATAATATCTTGATATACAGAGCGTGGAACTAAAACTCCCTTATCTTTACCTTCGTAATCGAATTTAGTTCCTTTTTCGTCAGCATATACTGGACCTCCAATAACATACCTTCTTCTTGGTACCAAGTTTTTTGCAAGTTCCTTGTCATCTTCGTCTTTAGAATTTTTCAATTCTGAATACTTTTCCATAAATGGACAAGGTTCATCAAAAGTAGCCGGAGATATTACTCCACCCAAATTACCTCCCAAGTAGAATTGAATAATCTCTATTCCCAATTCCTGGTCGTCACCTGGAGATTTGATTCTCATTCGTAAAGTACCCTCTTTAGGGAATACTAAACCATTGCCATTACCCTTAGACTCTAACTGTTTCTTCCTAGCCATCATCTTTTCCTTTGTAGAAAGACCTTCTGATGAGACCTTCTTTTTGTCTTTTATCATAATATTTTAATTTTGATTATTCGGTTCTGAATAAACTATCTCGTTCATACTAAGTACAGTAAGAACGTTTTTCTCAAGCAACTGTTGAAGAGCCGGTGATAGTTTGTCTGTTTCGAATTCCAATTCCTTTCCTGCATACAATCCATAGGTAACTACTTTACCTATTTCAACCAACTCTCTGTAAGTTTTGTAGTCTTCAGTGATTATACCACTTTTTACTACTACACCTTTACGAGGTACCCCTTCTTTTACCTGTTCCGGGATAATCAAACCTGATTTAGTTTGATTTACCTCCTTAGGCGATAAAATAAGTACTCGGTTTTCTGTTGGACATCCCGGTAATTCCTGATTAAATTTCTCAGCCACAAGAGGTGAGATAAATGACATTGAATAATTCATATTCTAATACTGTTTTTAAAAGTTAGTAATCTATTATAGTTCAATATGTTAACCTTTTCTTAGGTTTGCATTAATAGTTCTTAGGATGTTTTCTCTAGACTCATAGCATCTACAAATTGTTATGAACTTGTTTGCTTTCTCTACTGCTTTCAAATACCTTTCATTGATAGAAGAATACTTCTTGTTAAGGTTTGCCTTATGAGATACGTACTCATTATTCCATCTCTCATTAGCATCCTTATAATATACCCAAGCATTAGAATAAGCTTCATCCTTTTCCCTTGCTAGTAAATCCCTTTCTTTTATATACTTATCTCTTAAAGAACAAAGTACATAGTAACTAGAAGGGGATTCTCTTAGCTGAGAATTAATAATATTCTCATTAATAGATAACTCTTTTTGAATATCTATTTCGAGAACCTTACCTTCAAACTTAACCTTTAGTTTTTTCAGTTCTGTCTTCATAAACTTCTAATAGGTTTTTAAAGTCTTCTTTACTAAATTCACCATTACCTATAGCTTTACTCACTTGAGCAAAAGCCATTTGATAAGAGAGTTTCATACCGGGCAAATTAAGAAGAGATTTATAGATGCTTATCTTATCTACCAAAGCCATTAATCTTAAGTCGCATAAGTTATCAGTACCACCTCTATCGAGTAATGCTAAAAATGCAGCCCAATAAATATGGGTGGCATCTTCATAAGCAAGTTTACCATCCTCATCCGTAGCCATTACTTTAAAAGCCAATCCCTCTAAAGTAGTAAGATTAGTTTGTACTTGAGATAACTGAGTCTTTAATCGGTTAAGTAACATTTTTTCTTGTCCACTCAACCTTAGATTAACCACATCTAAATACTTAAGTAAATTTTCGATAGAATAACCTAAGCAACCTGCAACCATATAAGTAAGGGCAGTTAACTTACTTGCATTATCAATCTCTTTCTGTGTTGCCATAATTCCATAAATTTATATTATTTATGTAGACATAGTATCTTCTCTTTTCACTCCTGTAATGGTAGATACTGAATCTGAATGCTTTATATTAGTTTTACAATTAGGACATTGTACTATCCTAAAATAATCCCCAGATTTATTATAAACCCCAAAAGTTTCACTGGTATCATATTCAAATTCGCAATCACATACTGGGCATTTAGCCCTCCATACCGTGGGCCCGTTTAAAATCTTCTTCATTTCCTTAGTTTTATGTTATTATACCGTAATATTTTATATAATACTCCAGTTGATATACCGAATTCTTCTAGTATATCTTTTCTTGGTATACCCTCTATATACCTAGAAATTAATAATTCTACATTTACCTTACGTTCTCGTTCTTTACCAACAAAATAGAATCTTTTATCTTCTATACACTGACCCATATTCATCTTAGCTGTACCCCAATATAAATTACCTACCCGATTATCCTCTGGATTGTTATTTTTATGACATACTTGAGGATAATTGTTTGGGTTAGGGATGTAAATAGAAGCAACTAACCTGTGTCTATAAAAGTTCTTCCGTTTACCACCATCTCCTACTAAAGAGTTAGATAAATAACCATTATCTTTCATAGCAGGTTTTACTAATTTCCAACTACCAGTAAATTTCGAGTATAATTTTCCAGTACGGGATATGTAATAATTACTAAACCCGGGTATATTACCCTTTTCTCGATTTTTCATATTCTCGTTGATATTTATGGATTTCCTTTTTATATAGTTCCATAAATACTTCTGGTGAAGCTGCACTAAAATTACCAATTTTACGAGTCTTAAACTTATGGTATTCCTCCATGTACTCTTCTACCGAAAAGTCTGGTTTTAACATTCTAGTATAATCATATCCGGGCATAAATGGTAATTCTTCTGCCATAGACCGGCCTATTGTAAAATCCATTGATAGAGTTACATCATCAACTTGGAAACCAAAGTATTTCTTAGTACTTGGGTTACGTAGGATATTCCAAATGGTATATACTGTCCAGGTATTTATATCTTTTGGTTTAGAATACATATATACAGCATCATGAACTGTACAAGCTTCTTTCATCATTGGTAATTTACCTTGTCTCATTAACCAATAAACCAGGATAGCTCCAAAGTTGGTCATATTTGCTGCAGCACCTTGACATGGGAAGTTAAGACCTAAACGAATTGCATAAGCAACTTCTTGCTTATCATTTGAATATATCTGTGGGAGTCTTCGTTTAGTACCAAATAATTGGGTATAATATCCATGCTTACGAAGGAATTTCTCTTGCTTCTCTTTAAATTTAAGTATCTTAGGATGTTTCTTAAAGAACTCATCCATTTCCTTACGAGCTTCCTCTTTAGTAACTATAATACCAGCTTTTGGGTCTGACAATTTTATTGCTAGCAAAGCATCCCCAATTCCATAGATAAGTCCAAATGCAATTTGCTTAGCTTGCTTTCTCCTTACCTTCCAAAGCTTATGGTCGGGATGACTTTCATCTTCATATATTTTACTGGCTTCTTCAATTGGAACCCCATATTTTGCTGCTGCTATACCAAGGTGAGGGTCTACTCCCTTAGCAAATGCTTCCAAATAAGTTTCATCACCTGATAAGTGAGCCATCATTCTTAACTCAGCCTGAGAGTAGTCGAATGCCATATATAAATAACCTGGGGGAGCAACCAATTGCTTCTTGATATTTGGGTCTACGGATGTCTTAGGTATCTGCTGCATATTTGGGTCGGCAGAACTAAACCTATTAGAGTCAGTACCATGTATATTATACCTACCATGTAATCTGGAATCATCTTGTACCTTTTCCCACCATCCATAGATATAGGTCTTATACATTTTCTCTAATCCTCTCAATTCAAGAAGCTTATCAAGAAATATTGCTTTTGGTGAATCAGGTTTTTTAACTGTTAACCTTAGATTAGTAAGAGTTTCTTCATCAGTACTTGGCTTACCAGATTCATTATCCTTGATTACATCAAAATGAAACCCATCTTCTGAATACATTAATTTAGGTAAATCAACTGGACTACCAAGATTAATAGGTCTTATAAGTTCCTGTTCTTTTTTAGTTGTGAATATACCTGCCTTGATATTAGAGATTTTCTGTTCCCTTGATACAATCTTACGTTTATCTTTTGGGTCATTATAATCTAACTCTTCGAGTTCAGCTTCAATAGATTCAATATACTTATCGATCTTTTCTTGATTGTATTTCTTTTCGAATTTCTTTACTCTTGGCAAATCATATATTGCTTGTCTAGCAGCATCTATTTTTGGTTTATATTCTTCCAAAAGCTTTTTATTGAACTCGGTATCTAGATATAGACCTTCTTTCTCTACAGATGTTAATACCCGTGAATTACACATAAATAAGTTACGGAATACCGAATACATACCTAAATCCATTAACTTCTTCTCAAAGAATATCATTAATCGTAACGTAAAGTCTGTATCTTGACAACCGTACTTACATAATGGGTCTAATTCTTTTTTATCCCACGGTATCTTATCAAAAGCATCTTGCTTTTCATAATCACCATATTCTGGTAGATACCTTCTAACCATGTCTTTTAACCCATGTGGTTTTTCTTCATTGAGAACATATTTTGCAAGCATCCCATCTAAGCATGTACCTCTATAAAATATAAAGTACTTCTGATTAATTTGGTCATCAAATTTCCAGTTCCATGCAACTTTGGTTATCTCTGAATTTTCAATAACCTCTTCCCCAAATTTCCTTAGCATCTTCTTCCAATTCCAACCGGGTGAAGTATAATCTTTTGTTTCAAAATGGTCTAGAGGGATGGAAGCACCAAATCCTGGCATCCAGGATACTGAGAGTATAGTTGGCTTAAAACTTTTGTTGTATATTGGTTCTGCATTTGTTTCGTAGTCACAACAAGCATAACCAGTAGCTTTACAACAAGCAATAAGTTTTTTAAGCTCTTTCTTGTTTTTTATTATTGTATACCGTGTCTCCATATTTTAAAATAGAAAAAGGGACATACCTACCAGTAGTAGATACATCCCTCATTATTAGTATTTCTCTTGTAAGTCTTCAAGGTTAGATGATAATGCTAACCAATCCTTCTTATAAGCATGAAGAGAATCTATGGTATGGTATAGATAGCCTGGTTTAACCCCAACTTCTTGAGCTACGTATTCCATAAGTCTCCATGCAAGGTATACATCATTACCAAAATGAGTAACAAAATCTGAACTCCTTTGGTGATAACAAATATGTAATACCTTCTCTCCTTTACCATTCTGACGAATAAGGAAATCATAATACATAGAGCAGGGAATACGTTTACTTCCATCAAGGAATCTTAAGTCTGTACCATGAAATATAGGGAGTACTGCCTTACGAGTATCATTATCCCTTTTAAGGAGTTCGATAACAGATTGCATGGCAGAATCACAATTGAATGATGTACTACCATACAGATATAATTGATTCCAAATACGTTCTGGATAGGTATAATCAAATTTACCCTTAACTAAGAACTGTTCCCATAAATCTTTCCTCAGTTCCCAAGCTTTACCAGGATTTAATTCGTACCAACCAATTCTTTCCTCAAACTCTGCATCTGCCCATTCTTTTGAATGTGAGAATACAAATAACCATACTGGGTCTCCGAGTGAAGTTAAGCAATATTGTTGGCAAATGAGTTCCTTTGTTATAAAATCCTCATTACCTTCGATTACTTTATTCTGATAGGTCTTTGGTTTTATAGTTTGACCGTAACTGTTGAGTTCTCTGCCAAGTTCTGACATTAACTCAAAGCTGTTAGAATATATCCTCATTTCTTCTGTTTTAAAAGTTTCTTCTTATATGCTTTACGTTGAGAGTAAGAGATTACATTCTCGGGATATTCAATATCTTCATATTCAAGAAGTAATTCTTTTGCTTTCATTGATTTATATGTTTCCTCATATAAATCTGGTCTGAGTACTTTAAAACTTCTAAAGAATACCTTGAATGAAGAGAAGTCTTTCTCTGTGCCCTTTTGGAATTTCTTCCATATTTCTTTTACCCTTTTATTCCATGAATTCTCTTCTGCACCCTTTAGTACCTTCTTCAAAGGTTTATGGGTATGATACATTAGAAGAGTCTCCACATTTCCGTACATTTGAGTCGCGAATAGGTTGATTTGTACTGACTGATCCGGACCATATACGTACTCTGACATTCGTTGAATTAATAGGAAATCGAATATTAACCTCTTGGTAATCTCCGAAGCCCGAACTACCATTGTAATAACTGGGATGTCCTCCCCGAATCGTTTTGAAAAAGTCGCTGCTATTAGACATTGTTTACCATTATCGTGGTGATTATTAAACATGTAAGTTATATTGTAATTCTGATTGTACTTATTTCTCAGTACTCTCAGTTTACTACGCAACAAGTCAAGCTTATTAAAATCTATGTAGTTATTCAATAAGCTAGTCCACTTAGTTTCTTTGTAATTGAAACATCTCCCATAATCAAATTCTGGGTCTACCCATGCCTTACGTATTTTTATAAATACGTTATACACTACTGCTATCCCACTATTAGCCATAGCCCCTTTCCCAAATAGGATTGGGTCTAATCTTAGAAACCCCTCATTGAGTTTTTCCCAAGCTTCTTGTGAAGTAGCAAATTCTAACGAATGGAGGGACTCCTCCGTATTGAGTTGAAGTCCCTCTAATCTCTTATTCCATCCTGACACGTTGATACTTATTTATTATTCTACTTATTCTACCTTGACTCTTGAGTCCCACTAACTTAGCTAATTGAATCTGAGAATATTTACCTGTACTATATTTCTCTAATATTAAACTAATTTGTTGTTTAGTGAGGGTAGACTTAAACTGACCTCTATTCCTACCTTCTCTCATCATTTGTTGAGTATTTTCCTTATAAGTACCCCATTTAAGATTCTTATAATGATTATTGTAAATGTTATTATCAAGGTGCATTACAATAGGTAGATTATTTGGATTAGGTATATGAATCATAGCAACTAATCTATTCAACCTAAATTGCTTTCCCTTAGGTAAACTAACATATAAATAACCTCTAGTAGGATTTTTAATATATGATAATTCTTTCCAAGTACCATCTCTTACCCTTTTCCAAACTCTACCTCTTTTAGAAACATAAAAGTTTGGGTAATCTGGTATATTGTCTTTCTTCATATTAGTAATTAGTTTGTTGTCTCCATAAATTGAGACGTTGTTTTTTAAAGAATAATCCAAATAAACCTTGAGTAGTGAACCCATTTAATGCTAGGAATCCCATATACAGGTAGAATGATTTTACCAATGACTCTTGAAATTCTATCTCTTTAGTCATTACCGAAGTTTGTTTCCAAGGACGGCATTTAAGGAAATTCCTTGCCTTATTCAGTTCATATATAACTTCCCATAGGTATAACTTCTCGGCTTCATGTGATAAATCACTCATATTATGAAAGCCAGGTGTATATGAAACTAGCTTGTCCCATTCAGGTTGGTCCACATCACCCACATAATCTTCGGGATTTAATATGGGATATTTCTTTATATGGTAATCCGGGTACTTAATTATTAATTCCTTTACTCCGATAGCCATTACCTCAAATAGGTTTTTTGCATTATTGTATGCAAGTATATCCTCAGGTAGTATATTAGAATATATAAGCAAAGTAAAGAAGAATCCTAAAGCATCTGCTTGTTCTTCATTTGCATTTGCTAGGTGATTAAGTACTTCGGTATATTCTTCCTCGGTTAAGCAATCATTATTCCACCCATGTTTTTGGTATATATCTACCACTGCATCAGTAGATTCAAACCCTTCAGTTAATTCCTCAATTACTCTACTGATAAAATCTTTGAGTATTATCTGAGACTTTGGGTTATTTATATCTAATGGGTATACTGGTAACTTCTCTATCTCTTTATACCCATTAAATTGTTCTAACCCCAACTCATACATACTGGATAAAATATCCGAATCTGATAATTGAGGTACTGGTTCTTTTATATTACGTATATCCATAATTACTTATTTTGAGATGAACCAAATCCGTTAGCTCCTCTACTTCCCCATATTTGAGATTCTGTATAAAATTCTTCTAATTGAATTTCTTCGGGTTCAGTAATAAATATGGGTACATGAATAAATTGTACCAGCTTCTTACCCGCTTCGATAACTTGTACTTCTTGAGAAGTGTTATATACTCCTATATGTATCTCACCAACATAAGGAGAATCTACTATCTCGGCAGTAAAAATCAAACCTTGCTTAGTAGCTATACCAGATTTATTGGCTACCATTAACATTGATGCAGGTGGTTCAAGTAATCCCTTGATACCAGATGGGATAAGTATACGATGTCCAGATTTTAAATAAAACTTATCTATAGACTCTCTCATACCTCTCTCAAAAGAAAGTTTAAAATCGCACCCTTTATCATAGATGTTTTTATTATTAATATCATCAACTGTTAAATCCGTGGGTACATAAAAATCTAACCCAGCATCGTTTGGGTTTGCTCTGTTGGGAGATACTACCTCCCTTACTTTGATAAATCTGAATCTGTTCATAATATATTACATTCTTTTAAAAGTTGTCCAAAGGTTAATCCTCTTTGAGGAGTTACTCCGAGTGAATGACAGAATCTTTCTACGTCATATTCACCCTGCATAAACAAATCAGCAAGAACATCATCTTGCCGTACATAATAATTTGGGTTGTTAAGATATAACTTAAACATAGCCCATATCATTCTTAATTTACCTACTTTTCCCATTGCATTCTTTATAAAGTTCTCTAATACGTTTCTTAGGTACTTCGAATTTCTCAACTGTCTTTGAGATAATTTCTTTTCTGTCTTTCCCTTTCCGAATCAAGCTTCGGATGAATTTCTTGATACCAACCGTGTCTTCTAATACATCCAAATCTTTGTATTGATTCTTCTGTTCTAACTCTTTCCTTGTAATATTCAAGTTCTGGGACATCTTGAATGCACATAGTTCTGAATCTCCGCATAATTTACATTCCTTAGTTGATAAATCATACCCAATACCAAAGCAAGGGTCTCCATTAGTTCCCAATTGAGAGATATCCAAGGGTGTTAGGATATCCTGCTTGGTTAAGTCGGGAAGCATTTGTTTTTTCTTTGCCATAATTAATCATCTATTTTTTTTCTGTTAGTCTTATAGCTGAATCTCCAATCTTCAATTCCGACTCATATAGTGGTAAGTAGGAATGTCCAATTGCATTAATAAATAGTTTTCTGATATCACCCAAGTGTTGTGAGTAACGAGAGTCAGTATAAGTTAGTACTCTAACCTGCAGTCCTGAACAGAAAGATAAATCAAAATATACCTTGTATTCATTAGCCATTACCTGGATTGATTGTATATCTGATACCCATACCAAGGTAGTACAGTTAAAAACATGGAGAGGAGTTTGTTCCTCTCCGATTATCTTATCAATGAATTTCTTATATAACTTAGTAATCATAACTCTTGAGTGTTACATTTTGATATTTACAATGAGGACAAGTCCAATCCTTAGTATGCCAAGGACCTCTTAAATCCTTTATATCGCTCTCTTTGAATTTCTTCTTGCAATGATGACATTTGTATTTGTATACATCATAATCATACTGAGATGAATATAGATAAAGTATTCCGATTATCACTCCCAGTACTGTTAGTGTTAGTAAGTATTCCATATCTTTTAATTTAATGATTAATGCCCTATGTCCCTCTATTAGATTAATTACTTCCTCCTACCGGAAAAAGTAATTATCCATAGTACTTAATAGAACAGATTAAGTAAGGTATTCTCATAAAGAATGAATAGGATGTTTCTTCCATATCTTCTCTAACAGAATAACTTTTAATTCTTGTTTTTGATAATACTGCTTCCTATGTTTACCATGCCTATTAAGATAAGGACCTGGATAATGTAAGTCATCAAGATAAACCTTTTTCTTTGAGGAATCTGTTCTAACCAAACGACCAAGGAACTGAATAGATTTTTCCTGGCTATCCATTGATGCTGCATTAAGTAAATACCTAAGCTTAGGGAAGTTTTTACCTCGAGCAATGATTGTAGTTGATACCAGGATATCAATCTTGCCTTCCCTAAAATCTTTCATTATTTGTTGTCTTATCTTTGAAGGAGTATCTACATGCACACAGGCAATATTATATTTACTTCCTAGCTTCTTTTTAAAGTATTTGCATAATTTCTCACAGTGTGCAATAAATTTACATACTACGAGTGCAGGATATCTACCTTGTTTAATATTCCATTTAAGTCTGTCATAAACCATCTTTCTGGCATATTTATTGAAGGTAATAGAATCATCATATACTTCTTTATAAGATACTTCTTCTGATTCCCAATTACCATACCAAGGTTTACTTGGTACCATCTTTACGATTGTACGAGTTGAATAACCTTTCTTAATAGAGTCCTTAAGTTTAAACTCTGCAAGTACTTTACCAAAGAATACTTCAAGATTCATATTCTTTACTTTGTCTTTTGCAAGCTTACTCATATAAATGGTACCAGATAATCCTATACGAACTCTGGTATTAAATAAACGAGTAAGTACATTTTGATATTGCTTACTACCTGCTTGGTCAGCCTCATCTACCAAAACCATATCTACCTTTGCTAATTCATTCTGATAGAATCTCATGTTACGAGAAATAGATTGAACCATGCCAATTGTAAAGTTACTCCAATTTAATACTTTACCTTGAACAAATGTAATCTGTTCTCCTGGTAGGTATTTCTTAAATTCATCTCTAGCTTGATTCAACCAGTCCGAGTCATTAGTTATTAGCAAAGTCTTTAACTGCTTCTTATAGGATAAATAAAGAGATGACATGATAAGAGTTTTACCTGCATTAACAGTGTAATCTAAAACACCAATTTGGAAAGGTACTTTACCTACCTTATTATTGATTACTGCTTTAACAGCCTTCTCTTGTTCTGGTCTTAATTTATATTCTCCTATCTTCGTAACAACTTTACTGACTTTAGGTAAAGGTTGTCGCATATCTACAACTTTAGGTTTAATTCCGTACTCAGTACACTTTTCATATACTGCTGGAAGTAAACCTATTTTAAATTCACCATGCTTGTTAATGTAATGAATCTTGCCGTCCCAGTTCTGCATACCTCTTTGCCTTGTACGTAAGTAGAAAGCATTTGGATGACGAATGGCAAACTCTGCATAGAGTTTCTGTGCGAACTTAAGAGGTAAGTCCAGTTCGCACATATTACCATTCTGAATAATTATCTTACTCACTTGATGATTACAGTTACACCTTTAGTACCCTTATCTACTCCCAAAGCTTCCTTGAGAAGTTTGATATGATGTTCCTCATCTGCCATAAGTTTCTCAAGGAAATAATTCACATCATCATAATCGGGTCGTTCTTTGTATTGACCAATTGCCTTTTGAATCTTCTTATAGTGACCTATGGTTTCTATCTCAGAATCCCAGGCAATCTTCAAAGCCTGTTCCCAAGTAGGACCTATTTCAATTGTAGGGTTAATGTTGATTACAGAGTAATTTTCATAGGGGTCTGCTAACTGTATGAAATCGGATATCTTATCAAGATGCCTCATTTCTACTAACCCAATACCCAGCATCAATTCCGAAATCTCTTTAAATTGGGATGACTGCTGAGTATACATAATGATTGCACTTAGTTCTGAGAATTTAGCATTCTTCCAAATTACATAGAACATATTAACTATCTCATCAGGCCAAGGTTCGATATCCTTAAAATCGGGATACTCTACTGATTGGTCTGAATACTTGAGGACATCAATAAAAGCATTAGCTGCATCCTCTACTCTGTTCCCTAAAAATTGTAAACCTTTCATATTATTTTTGGATTTTATCCCAAAGACTCCCCTCTACTGTAGGTTCATCTTCAAGTAGTTGTTTATTCTTATTCTTATATAAATACTTATTGTATCTTTCTACTGCTTTATCAGTATATAATTGAGCAATATCTGGTAACCCATTACACCATGCCAGAGATTCAAACTGAGCATCTATGAAATCCTCATAATCCCAACCTTCTTCCTCTAAGAATGCTGCTACATAAGCAAAATGTACATACTTCTCTGGTTGATTTTCATAAGATTCATATATACCAGTTGCCTTAGCAATCTTACTTACAAAATAATCATGTACCTTAGCAGTGAGTTCCAAATCTGCTGATTGTAATTTAATCTCAGCCTCAGTTTGATTAGTAATGTTATCCTGCATGGATATCAACCTTTGCATAACATTACGATAATCAGTCATCCTTTTTAATCCAGTCTCTATATATTTGATAAAGCCTTCACGAGTATCAAATTTAAAATCCTCACAAAAAGTATTACATATTTCAGCAAGCTTTTTACAATTTGCCCATTCTCGAGAATTACTCTCGTTTATTTTCCGAACTCCCCTATGTTTTAATTTTATACGGGTTGCATACAAAATATCAGCAACAAGGGCAGCATCCCCCTTAGATGCTAGTAATATGTTATTAACTCGCTTAGTATTCTTATTATTAGAAACTAAGACTGCTCTATGATTTATTGCCTCTTTTCGTGCAATAACAAAAAAAGCCTCAACTGGGAAGTTATCTACCTCTAAGGTATTTAATATTTCCTCAAATTGAGACTTAGTTATATGGATAGATGGTTCACGCATAAATATATTATTTTATAATATAATAGGAACTCCCTATTTCAATAAGCTATGGTTTTTAAGTATTCTTCTAATTGAGGTAGAAGACTTTAACCTTAGCCTTAATTGTATACCCTTTATATTAAGACCTTTGTAATATAAACGTAATACTCTACGTTCTTTTCTTAGCGATAATTTATTATGAGGCGGCTTATTGTAATTTGGATGATTAGGTCCACTTGGGTGTTCTAAGAAATGGAAGGAATTATTCTTTATAGAATCCTTAACATTGTCTTTTTGTGTACCCCAAGCTAAATTTGCTAATCTATTATCTAAGGGGTTAT